CCATTTATACTTAGGCTGCCTAACTCTGGTTGTTCAACGTCTATTTCTTCTTTATCTGTTATTATCTGTTCTTCTATGTAGTTGTAGAAGTTATCTACATCGTACATATCTATGAACTTACGTTTAGTGTGAGCAAGTAATAGCTCTACATCACAAGCATGTGTTGAAAAACTATCGTGCACAGCGCCAAACTCTCCATTCCAATCGTCTATTACGAGTGCCATATGACTAGCGTCCATAGAGTGAACAAAGTTAGGTGATATTCCTGTCATAAATCCTCTTATACTAGGAAGTTTAGTTGCTACTTGGGCACAGTGTTGTACAACGCCACGTTTATTGTACGTAGTGTATCCACTTATAGTACCTTTAGCTTTACGCTTTTGCATTTGAAAATTAGTATACTCTACTGGAAACCCTGATGGGGTTGTCCAGCATAGTTTATCTTTACCATTACCGTATACTAATCTAGATTCATATGAGTTTATAAATTGAACTAGCTTACTCAACTCTTCTAGTTCCTCATCTGTCTTATCTTTCTTTATATAAAGTTCTTTCTGTCTGGCGATAACATCTGAATATTCTTTACCTGCTATCTCTCCTTCTGGAGAAAACTTTACATACTTTCCTATCTCAAATAGAGCTAGCTGCTGTAAGTATGACATAGTACTTAGTGGTCCTGGACATACTTTGTCTATTGCTTTGATTAGAATCTTAGCAAACTTGTTACAGTCATCTTGTGTGATACCATATATAGTATGGTAGTCTTCTACTTTAGAATCAAAGAACATGTTCTCTGCAATCTTACTAGCACCTGCAGAATAAGCTCTTGTCATTGATCCGCGTTTAGTTATACCCTTACGTATATGTTTCATAGGCATAGAGTTTAGTATGCTTTTTAATCTATCATCTTCAGTAAGCTTAATTAACTCTTTAGCTGCCTGCACGTAGAAATCTTTTTGTATTACAGTAGGTATTAACCCAACAAGATCGCCTGTCTGAGTATCCTTAGACATAGATCCTAAGTGCTGCCAACCGTTGTTGCTGCCGTCGATAGGTATAGGTAAATGTGACATGTGTAGTCTATGATCTTTCTTAGCTTCATGGTAGTCGTACCATTCCACACAACACGCTAAGAATGATACAGTCTTCTCGCATGGTACAAAAGAAGTAGTACGTCCTAATTCAACTATCCAATCCATGTTATTGTTTACCCAGTTAACTCTATCTTCTAAAGTCATTTTATCTACAGATATATCTTCTAGTCCTTCTGATTTAAGATAACCTTTATAGTCTTGCTCAGTCCACTCAGGTATCTCGTCTATCTTGTAGCTTTCGTTATAGCTGACAGCTGTATGCACTGCTAACCAGAATAAACCACTGTCTGTCATTGGCTTACCTCTAGCAAACTTCAACATACCCCTAGATAAATCAGATCCTTGAAAGTTTAAGAAGGGTTCTATGTAATAGATTCTACCACGATAATCTGCATCTACGTATTGGTAAAACACATCATGATCCTTTAGTAGCTTAGCCTTAGATGTAATGAACTTCCATTCCATAACTTTACTACGTCGTTTCATTTCTTTTACATCGTTATTCTCATAAGGTTCTTCGCGTAAGAACGTACTCTTGCTATTAAGTAATGCGTCATATACTTTTCTATTTATACGCCAGCCAGTTTTCTGTAGCTTATTCATAGCATTTATATATGGTTGCTTTAGATCTAAGTGATCGTCCTTTAACTTATTCTTAATAACTAAGTGTCTATCGTTTTGTACCATAGAAGTTATAGACTTAGGTATTGTAGTCCTAGTAGCAGTTAGATTTATTCTTGTAGTTGCTTCATGTAGATCAGCAAGCTCTATCCACTTAGGTGTAGCAGATATTATATGGCTGCTATCCCTTATTCTTGGATAGTACAGGTCTATAAAACCACAGTTATAAAATCCTTCTACAAATAAATCACCTAGTCTTAACTCCATAGACCAAGGTAACTTATCTCGTTTTAGTAGTCTATGTATGTGTTGACCTATTTTAAATGATGTATTAGTTAACTGTGCTGTACCTGCAGGGCTATCACTTGTATCTTTAGTAAATAATATTTGTATAGTCTGCAGTGCGGAGTTAACAAATATATCCATGTCTTCTTTATAATTTTTATGTAACTTTAATAATACCCCACCAGAGTTAGCTTTAGGATTGTTTATATTTATCCCATCCACTTTCTCTAAGAGGTAGTTGGTTACCTGATCTATAGGTTTTGACATCAAGTCCTCTTTCTTTTAAAAATTGTAGCGCGTAGCTATCATACGTCTCGTCGTATACTACTCTAATAATCCCTGCTTGTAGTATAAGTTTAGCACACTCAATGCAAGGCGAGTGTGTAGTATATATTGTAGCTCCTTCAGAGCTGCCACCTGTTTTAGCTAACTTCATAAGTGCATTAGCTTCTGAGTGGATAACCTCAGGCCTAGTCATACCATCAGAGTGTCTTGTGTGATTACACATACCTGTTGGCATACCGTTAAACCCTTGTGAAAGCACCTGCCCATTACGGACTATGATGCTTCCA